GAACGATTCATCCATTAAGTTGGGTGATTCGATCGCGAATGTCGAGTTCGTCATTCCAAAAATGGCGTCTATCGACATTCGGAAGGATCTGCTGGCGTTTACGGCGAATTTTCTTGCCGATGCTAGCGTGATCGCTTCGGTTCAGGAACTCGAATCGATTTATTGATCTGAGTTTCTGATCCATCACACCGCCTAATAAGCGGTTCCCTAATCTTTAGATTAAGGAGTGGATTATGGCTGTAGCTGTAAACCTCACAACCTCACGGTTGATTGAGTCGTACCTCGCCGCTCTTGATTGCCCTAGAAGTCTAGCTATCTGGTTAATGTTCACTAATAATGAACACGATCAGATTATAAGTCTAGGCTTCGAACCTAATCACTATCGTGATTATAAGGACTTTCGAGATGCTTATCTTGCTACCAAGTTCCTTTCTAAAGCAAACTTTCTTTCTACTTCTGTAGATCGAAAGCAAGTTGCGATAGACGGGTTCAAGGCAAGCGAGATTCGCTGTCAGCAAGTTAATAAGGACGATTTTCGGACTGCCTGTAAAAAACACAGGAGGTTTGAGTGGTTGCATCGTGCAATCCAACAAACTATCCGATCTATCCTTACTGACTTTACTGCCGACGAGTTCTTCGACTCAGCCAATTGGGGACCTGGTGTTACTCTCCTAATTAAGAGAGACACTAGTGCGACCAATAAGTTCCGTTTAGAAAACGGGATAACGAGGTCCTTACACAGTTTTGTGGGCGGCCTTTTCTCAACCGCCTATCCCAACTGGCCCTTAAAGAAATTTAAGATTCAGAAGGGAAACAAAATTGTGACCGTACCGAAAAATTCGAAAACTGATCGTACTATTGCGGTTGAACCTGGAATCAATTTATGGTTCCAGAAATCACTCGGTAGTATGATCCGTCGCCGTCTTTCTCGGTTTGGGCTCGACCTTAACTCGCAAGCGAGAAATCAGCATTTAGCCTATATTGCTAGTAAGTATGGCAATTTAGCTACTGTTGATTTTAGCGCAGCTAGTGATACAATTGCGTATTCCACCGTTAGGGAATTACTTCCTTCTCGATGGTTTACACTATTGGATCTTGTTAGGAGCGAGTTTGGCTCCATCGAAGGCGATCAAGTTGTTAAGTATGAGAAGTTTTCCTCTATGGGAAACGGCTCAACTTTTGAACTTGAATCTCTGATCTTCTACGCAATCGCCCTTGAGTGTACTAAATACCTCAAGGAAGATGTTTCGAAGGTCAGTGTTTACGGTGATGATGTTCTTATCCCCGTAAAAGTCTTCGATCTATTCCGTAGTATTTGTGACATCTACGGCTTCTCTGTTAATCCTGATAAAAGTTATTCGTCAGGACCTTTCAGAGAAAGCTGTGGTAGTCACTTTTATAACGGTTTAGACTGCAAACCTTACTACCTTAAGGAAGTAGTTAGAAGAGAATCAGAAATCTATGTGGCCGGTAATTCAATTAGGCGTTTGGCTCGCGATTCTTTTTCGCTTGACTCTCGCTTTTTTGAAACCTGGTCACAACTCTTTAATTCGGTTCCGCCTAATAAGCGTTGCCTTATTTCAGAGGGATACGGAGACGTAGGTTTTATCGTTGATTTCGATGAAGCTCAGCCTCCAAGAGCCAGGGACTGTATCGAAGGATACCTTCCCAAAGCTCTTCTGACCGTACCGAAAGGGTACGTTTCTTCTGACCACGCCTTGTTGTTAGCAAGGCTCAAGGACTGCAGTGTTAGACAAAGTGATATTTATATCACCGAGTCTTGGAGCCGAAAAAAGATAATCGATCGTATTGTCTTGCCAAGATCTAGGTTGGGTTATGGAAATGTAACCTTTCTTCGATCTAAAGTTCGACATATACGAAAGAGGATCTTAATTCAACGGTGGAGCGACTTTGGTCCATGGATTTAACCATATACTAAAG